AAAAACAAAAATTACAAAGTTATTGGAAAATTGGATAGTCCTCATAATCCCCAAGCAGGCCAAGAGGAACAACTGCCGGCAAACCCTTCGGGCCATATTCCTCAAGATACTTCAAAAATCCCTGATAGCCTTTAGTCCCAATAATGTCTCGCATTTTCATTACATCAGCTCTTGGAGTCATATTGTTTTGCTCTAAGAATTGCTGCATAAACTGAGTTTGCTGTGCGTTAACTTGTGGAACACCAGCAGCATCTAAACGCTGTGCAAAATTTTGAATGTCTGGCCGTGTTAGTTGGCCCTGTAAATATTGCGCTACTTGGCCACTTCCCTCTGCACCCCATGGTGGCATTTCAAGATTTGACTCAAAACGGCCAGCAATCAATTGGCCATCTTGAATATTTGCTTTTGCATTTTTAACAGCTTCTTGAATTGCTTTGCCGTTCATAGAGTTGTCAAATTTTCCAGCGTGTAAAGCACCGCCAACATCAACAACATCTAAGCCTTGTGCCTCTAATGCCGCTTTTGCCTGCGCCATTTGTCTGGGCAATTGACTTGCATCTTGAGCGCCAGACAACATTGGCTGAAATCTTATTCCAGTTTTTTCCACTGTTTTCATGCTCGAATTGGCTGGCGTAAATTTGTTCCAGCCAACACCTTCTTGCAAATCCATTACAGCGCGCACAGCAGAAGTTGCGTCAAGTAAACTGCGCCCAGGCTGGTCCAGCATAGGGCCACCGCGAGCAAGTTTTCCTGTCGATGTTTCTAATGTTGACCCAACAAGGCCAACTAATGGCTGGGCCACAAATGCTGGGTTTCTCTCAACAACACCAGCAGTATTAAGGTATTCACCCATGACTGGTTTAACTGGCAATTGGTATGCTTGCAATGCGCCAATGTAAGGGTCACGATTACCCATTGGAGCCTGCATTCCCTGCGAATAAGCAGCTCGAACACTTTCGTCAGCAGTGTTAATTCCTGGCATAACATTTTGACCAGGAATAAATTCATAGGTCTGTGAAGCAATCTGGCGCTGCATAGCGTCATCAATACCAGCCCTAGCTCTTGCGCGAATAGACTCGTCAGATTCTTTTCCAATGTCTTTTAAAGATGGTTTTTTTGGCTTTTGGCCTTTTCCAGTTTCTTCCCATCTCGACAATTGTTTTTCATATTTTTGAGTGGCTTTTGTAAATTTGTTAATTTCAGCATCTCTGGCAGCCTTGTATGAAATTTCTCGTTCAGCACCCCATGTGGCTGCTTGTGCAGCTCTTGGGTCAAAAATAAATTCTGCCGATGTGTTTGGAACATCTAATTGGCCAGCAAGCCTTTTTTGCTCTGCTCTGTTTGCAAGCAATAAATTCTCACCAGTTAAAAATCCATGCTCTTGAGGCGTAAATCCTCGACTAAATGTTTTGCCCCCTGGGTCGCTGTAACCCATTACACGGCCATGCCAAATGTCGCTGGCTGTTTTGTACAAATCAGTGGATGGAATGGTCGGGTCTTTAGCGTCAGCATAAGGACCAGTCTTTTTGCCCAGCTTAATTGCTCCAGGATTAAATGCATACATTCCAGTGGCTGGATCAATGTCATATGCTTTGGCTACATTTCTAGCCTGTGATCCAGTCCTTGGAATAATTTGTTGACCACCAATGACCTGGGCATTGTGTTGACGAATAAAAGAATTCATCTCAGTTGGCGGTGTAGCCTGTGGACTATAGGCAGCCCCACCACGCGAAAATAAAGATGCCATTTGGCCTTGTGGAGGCATTCCCGCGGTCATGTTGGTGGGGTTGTACCCAGAAGCGCCCTCGCCTGCCTGCCTGGCCCTGTCATACCAAGATGCATTAAATGCACCGGCTTCAACTTTTTTATCTGCCCTTTGGCGCATATTTGATAAAGCACCAGGACTGTCCACAGTTAAGCCGACAGGCCCAGTTGATCTTGGACCGCCAATGTACTGACCTGATGGGTCTTGTTTTAAATGAGCGCCCTTTTGGGCCAGTTTCATTGCTTCGTTGTAATCTGTGACGTTGTCGAATACTGTAGCGACAGAACCTTTTTTGACATTTCTTGCAGATGCCTTGGATACATTTTGAGTCATTCCAATTGGCGCAATTGACATTGGCCCAGCCATCATCATTTCAGTCAGTTCAGACAAAGCCTTTTTGTCTGTGACTTTGGCTATATTTTTTGGGTCGCCAAATGCCTTGTCGTAAAGGTCTTGAAACTTTTTGTCTTTCTCTTCAATGTTCAAAAGACCTTGCTGAATTGCCCTGCCCGTACCCTGCAATTGCTGAGTGCGTCTGGGGTCTTGCATATATTGCAAGATGTCGTCAAGTAAGCCTGCCATGTTTACTCCTGTGCGCCAATAGCAGCGCCAAATCCAAGTTGTTCAGCCTTTTTGCGCAGTGACTGGGCCAATGGCTCGACCTTCATTATGTTGGCCTTGCCCATCATCATTGCTGCCAGCTTGGGGTCAAGCATAGCCTCAACAAGCAATTGCTGAATCTGCTGGTCAGGCAATTTATAAAGAAAGTCCAGCGGCCTTGTCATGGTGCGCAGTGTGGTGTTGTCAGCCATGGACTCGCTAAAGACTCGGCCAATCAGGTTGCCCATGCTCATGTTCTGGAATGTGTTTGAACCAGGCGCTTTGACTCCTGGTGCAGTTGCGGCCTGACCACGATTGATCTCGTCAATGATGTTGTCCAGTCTGCGCTGTGCAGCTGGTGACAATTGGGCGCCAATTTCTTCTGCTTTGGTGGCCAGTTGTCTGCGCAAAGCGCCAGCAGCCAAGACTGGCTCACCCGTTATCAAGTTGGGTTGGCCAGTTGTGACTTGTGCCTCGATGCCCTGCATAATTTTCATTTGGTCAATGGCACTCGATGACTTCTCAAACTTTTGCATATAGTCCTTAAAGCCTGGTGCTGCCGCCTCAATGACATCATCCACAGACCGGATCACTTCATTGAGCTGGCCCTTGGCCAAGCGCAAACTTGGCAGCTCTTGGTTGTATTTGCCTTGGGCTGCACCAGCCAAGTCTTTGCGCACCTCGTACAGCTCTTGAGGCGTTCTAGCGCGTTGCACTCGATCTGTTGCAAACTTCATTGCACTTTCAACATCTTGACGCACACCAACTGGGCTGGCCATCACATTGTCAATGGCCTTGTTGACCACCAAGTTAATGCCGCGCTGGAATGTCTCAGGATCAACAGTCACGCCAGCAAATGCCTCTTCACGCATTGGCGCTGTGATTCTGCTGCGCTTGGCTTCAGCGTAGGGGATAGAGCCTGGTGTAAATTCATCACCAGCACGGCCACCAAGCCTTCTGAACGACTCAAGCAAAGCCTGCTGATTTGAAGACAAAACGCTTGGGAATGCGCCTGACTGGTCCAAGCCTCTGATGGCAGTCTCAGCCGCGGCAAGACCAGGATCACGCGCACCAGCTGCTGTCGTGACTCTTACACCTGGGACAAGTGGCTGGGCCTGCTGCAAGTTTTGCATGGCTCGTTGTGGGTCTGTGGCCAGTCGGTTTAAGACATTGCCCACAATGACCTCTCGGCCTGCTTGTGTGAATGGTTTGACCAAGCCACTTGGCGCTGCCAATGCTCTTTGAGTTGTTGAAAGTGTTGGACCACCAGGCGCCACCATGCCGGCCAGCATCGCACCGCCAACTTGGAGCGCTGGGGGCGCACCACCTTCGCGCAACATTCCACCAGCGCCTGACGCTGTCAGTGCAGCCGCGGTCTGGGCCTTGGGGCTTTGTGCAAAGAATTGGGCCAGCTCACGGCCCATGCCTGGCAGCCTTGGCGCGGCTTGAGCAGCCGCACGGGTGACACCACCAACACCATAACCAGCAGTGGCCACATCTTGAATGACGCGCTCTTGGGCTGTTCTGGGCTGGGGAAAGCCAACACCAGTCAATGTTTTTTCAACAGCCTGGCTTTGTGTTGGGATGTTTGTCCCAGCTGCCAAGTTGAAAAGGTTGACCATGGGGTCAACCACCATGGGCAGCATACCGCCAGCTGTCAACACAGTCTGAGCCATGGGGCGCGTGGCCAGACCAACTTGGCGGCCCAATGTGTCTGGTGGCATTGCTGGCGCAGCAGGCTGGGCCTGTCCACCAGTCAACCTGATTTGGGCAACACGCTCCTTTAATTCTGGAGAGTCAGGCGCAACATCATCAGGGATGTTGTTGATCGTGATGCCGTCTTTGGTGGTAATTGAATATGGCATATTAGTAATCCACAGTCACAACTCTGTTCATTGGTGTGTAAGGAGTGTATGCCTTGCCTGCGGCATTTTTCATCCCCAATGTAACTACGCGCCTAGCTTCTGCTTTTTGCGCAATCTTTTCGGGTGTATCACCCACCATTGGGAAATAGGTGGCATATTCTTGTCGTGCCTCATCTGCACCAATGGCAGCGCCAGATTCTTTGCGCAGCTTGGCGCGAATCCAATCTTGCGCAGCCTGGTCATACATCTGAGTGTCTGCGCTTTGAACAACACCTCGCGCTAAAGCACCACCAACAAATGGCACAGCCTCGGCCACTCGAGTGCCCATTCCTGGCTGTGAGCCTGCTGGTAGTCTTTCAAAAATGCTTTGAGCCAACTCCATGCGCTGGGCAAAGCCAGCAGCGTTTGACTGACCCTCGGTTGGCGCTCCGCTTGCGCCTTTAAGTTGACCGCTTGGTCCCATAACCGGCACGGCCACACCACCGCCTTTAGGCACATTAAAAAATCCTTCTGGAGTGTCAACTCGGTCAAAAGCACTACGGGCAAACTCTTGCTGGCGCAAACCAAGACCAGCTTGAGCCACACCCAAATTGGCTCTGGAAATATCAAGATTTGCAATCTCACTTGGAGTCATTGTTTGGGCAAATGTTTCGCCACCCTTCAATGCCGATTTATTAACAGCCACAGTCTGACCGCCAAGGTTTTGCAAGACGACATCGCGCTTTGGACCAAAACCCTGCATGGTCTTAACGCTGCCGTCTTTGTATTGCTGGACCAAAATGGGGTTGCCTTTGGTGTCTGTCACTTCAATGGGCTGGCCAACTATTTCTGGTCTTGGGTTAAGTTTCTCAGACATTTCCTGATAACGCTTGGCATCTTCAGACCTACCTTGAGCTGCATAAAGGTCTGCAATCTGCTGATACTGGCCAGCCTTGAGTTCGTTGGCGCTTGGCGGCTGAATGCTTGCGGCCAGTTCGGCACGGGCAACCTTTGGACCAAATGGGCCAGCCTCAGAAACAGGCGCTCTTAAAGCCTGCTGGTCTGGAGTCAATACAGTTGGGGGCTTAGTTAAAACACCAGCGACTTGCTTTTGCAAATCTTGGGCTGTTTGCATCTCTTTCAGCTTCTGGCCCAAAATCAAATCTTGAAAAGACCCAGCTCTTGCCTGCTGATAACCTTGCTGGCCAGCCATCAAAGCTGATCCAAGTGCTTGGCCCAAACTGATTGGGACTGCACTTCGGCCACTGGCTTGCAATAGTGCAGCAGCTGCTGAAAGTGTCGCATTACGGCCCATGAGCTTGCGCTGGTCTTCTGTCAGCAATGCGTCAAGTCCTGATGGAGTACCACCAAGACCGCCACTAAACAAACTGCTTAAATCAAATCCAGTTCCATTAGCCATTTTTTGATCCTTCTAATTAACGCAATAGGCCAAGAATACCGCCACCAATTGCACCCACTGCTGTCCCAATCCCTGGAACAACACTGCCCAATTGAGCGCCGGCCAAAGCGCCACCAAGAGCGCCAGCGCCAACATTTTGGCTGTATGGGGTTGTTGCCTGCATCCCCAAATTGGCAGGCTGCGCACCAAGGCTTGACTGGACAATGCCCAGACGCTGGAGGCCAATGTTGCGAATGGCATCCATTTGTTGCTGGTCCAAAGCCTGACGCGCACCGCCAGCGCCCATGACCGCTTGAGCGCCACCAAGACGCAATGCTTGTTGCTGTGCAGCCAAATTGCCTAGCTGGCTTGCACCACCTAGTCGCAATTGAGCGCCTTGCAAGCCTGCTTGCTGATTGGCAATGTCGGCTGCTGATCTGCGTGCAATGTCAGCCTGCTGCATAGCCATGGCCTGATTGAATGCCTGCTCGTTCAGAGTTGTCCCAAGTGTGGCAGCCTGCTTGGCAAACCCTTGGTTTGTCAGAGCCTCGGCCACACCTTGGCGTGATCCACCAAATGCACGGGCAGCTGTGGCACGCTCACCAGTCTGGGCAATAGCAGCGCGTCTTGCAGATTCCAAATCAGCCAATGCATTGGTGCGCACTGCTTCTGTATAGGGATTCATGTAAGAGCTAATTGAGCCTGGTCCGGTCAGGCCAAGATTGGTCTGCTGCGCTGTGACTTGACCAGGCTGATACATACCGCCATAGGCCGCCATTTGCGCGGCCAAGTCTGTGCCAGTAATGCCTGGGCCAGCAAGGGCCGTGTTGACCAGAGCTTCCTCGCCTGCCTGGTACATTGGATTAAAGCCAGCAATCTGCTGGACTGGCAATGCACCAGCGACCCCTTGGGCCTGCTGAAAGTTAGCCAAGAATGCTTCTTTGATCTGTGGATCAATGGAGCTTGTGCTGACGCTGTTTCCACCTTTTGACATATCGCCACCTTATCCGAGTAAAGATTTCATTTTCTTGGCTGGCACTTTGCCTTCATTGATCATGTCTAGAAGTCCACGGCCATACTTGTTGACTGAAGACTTTTTGATCACATATTCACCGCGATCTAGATATCCAGCGCCATCATCCGGTCCAAGTGGGTTCATGCCAAACAAACCATCGACCATGCCGCCCATGGCATATGCAGCGTCACCAGCTGCACCAGTGCCTGGGCCACCTCCAGTGTTGCCGTCGCTAGTAGCGCCACCACTATCACCGCCACCGCCAGAAAGGTCTATGCCCGTTGTATTTCCAGATGCTGCCGCTGCCGCTGCCGCTGCTGCGTTAGCCGCCCTGATATTTTCATAAAGCATTGGGTTGTAGCCACCCATGGCAGTGTTGGCCACAATGCCAGCATAAGGATTCACCATCTGGGGGCTTATTGCCCTGATCTGTGAATAAGGTGATGCGCCACCAGCTGTCACAGCAGGGTTGTACTGAGCGCCAATGGGAATGCCCATGTAGTTCTGGAAATTCTGCTCAAGAGTTTGTGGCTGGTAATTGGTAACTGGTGGAGCGCCCATAGACTGAGGCTGCATTTGCGACTGAGACAGCAGGCCAGTATTTGCAAATGGTCTGTAAGCATTTACATTTTGAGTTATTAAATCAGTAGGGTTTTGAGCGACATAAGCATTGACGGCTTTATTAAATGAAGCGCCAAATGTGTCTGGTGTCAATGTGCCATTGATCAATGCATTGGTCCAGAAGTCAACACCAGCCTGGTCAGCTTGATTTGCAGCAGTGCCAATTCCTCTGCGACCAATGTTTGCATAGGCATCCAAAACCAATTGACGATAACGCGCTGAATTATCGACAACATTGCCACCGCCACCGCCACCGCCAGTGACAACATTGCCACCGCCACCAGTTGTGGCAGCAGCTGCACGATCTGCATCGATCTTTGCTGCAAGTGTAGGATTAGCCGCACGAACCTGATCGACCAATGTATTGAATTGGCCAAGATCGTTGTTCATCCAAAATTGGATTGCCTCTTCATTGGGCCTTAATTCAGCCTTTGGATTGGCTGCATACGCTGCTAATACTTCTGCTCTTGTTGCCATAGTCTTTCCCCTATAAGTCCTTTGCAAGTACAGCCCATTGTGGGCTGTAACCTTCGTCTTTCAAAAATGTCTTTGCCCAGCCCTTGCGGCCTGCCAAAGTCACCCTGGTGCATCCAACAGATTTGCCCCAGGATTCGATCAATGGTCTCATCCGTGAGAGTTCATCTAGGTCGCCACCAGCTAGAAAATAATGCAAATTCTTGAGCCTGGGATAGACAATGATCTCTGTCAATACCACCGAGTCCTTGGCTGGCCACAGCTGTAATCTGTGGTTTTCCACCATCTCGGCAATATCATCAAAATTATGTGTGCCTCCAGAGTATTCTAATGCCGCCTCCACTTGTTGGCGCAGCCTTTCCAAATGCTCTTGGTCGCTCATCGCTTGCCGCCAGCCACCGCCTCCAGCCTCATCACCCCAACCCGCCAATCAGCCAAAGTGTTGCCAGTCACCCTCATGTTGACTTGGCGGCCTGAGAACCTGACTGAAGTTGGGTTTGCTGCCGTGTATGGCCCAAATGTGGATTGTGTGCTTGTCGGGTAGTTTCTGGTCTTAAACGACACCACCGCCTCACCCAGTGTCTGCTCGTCTGGCACAACTTGGCGCACGTTCATTATGTTGTCGCCATTGCCCAATTGGACTGGGCCACTTTCTGCATAGACGCTGGCGCTGTCATAGTTAAAGCCGACCTCATGCTCATAGATGTAGCCAGTGCTGGAAACCATCAAAGGATATGTGAACACGCCAGCGTCAACACCAGCAAGTCTGGCCAATAATCCTATGTTCCAGTGGTTTTCGCGATAATTGAAAGTGACATAAGAGTCATTCTCATTGCTTCCACTTGATGGGTAAAACCACCAAATCTCACCAAATTTGCTATTGTGGACCGCATATATTTTGCTTGCCTGGGCATAGTTGATATTGTCAAAAACATAGTCACTCACATCACTTGGCAGTGGCTTGACATAGCCGTCATATATCCAAAAGCCTGCGCGTGACATCCAAATGGCAGCAGTGTCAATGGCCGCCACAGCCTGGGCCGAAATAAGACCGCAGCCGGAACCTGCCTTCTCAAAGCCATAAACAAATGGTGCGCCAACATACTGGGCCGTGTGGACATCCACATCTGTAAACAACAGATTGACACCCTTGACGCGCTTGCCAGCGATCAGTGAGCCAGGAGTTGCCAGCTCATAATCGCCTGCAAGGTTGTCCCCTGCCGGTGTCCAAACAGTATTGTTTTCCTGATCGCACCACTGTACTTTTCTTGGGTTTCCACCAGCACCAAGGGCAAACATAATGCGCTCTTGGGTGACTAAAACTGCCTTGTTTCCAGTTGGTGCATTGGTGATTGCAGCCGCTAGTGTGGGCGTTGTAAAGCCAAGTTGCCACTCATACAGCTTGCCATCCCATGAGGAGCAAGCAATTAAATACTCACCCCATGTATCAAGTGACCAAGTAGTGGCTGGAATAATTGAGCCAATATCTGGCCGAGCCACGCCATAAGCGAATGTGCCATAAGTTCCATACCCATAGCCGACAGCCACTGTCGAGCTTGCATAACCACTGGTGAAACCCGTTGGGGTAATGTCTTTGAGTGTCCCCGCCTCGTTCATGGCATAGAGCTTGGAATGTGTGCCAGCGCCAATGTATCGGTTGCCACTGTTATCGCGCCAAGTGATGATGCCTCGGCATGAGCCAGTCATCTGTGAGCTTGACCTGGTGCGCCATCCATTGATAGGTCTCAATGTGTTTTCATACCAGCGAACAAGGTTAGCGTCATACCAGCGCCCTGCTGCCTGGTATTCAGTGCCGTTTCTGTAAACCCCTGGCGGTAATTTGATTGGTATGTACATGATGACAATTATGTAATGTTGGACACAAAGCTCATCGTGACGATGGCCGATGGAGTGGCTGGCCGTGTGGGGCTTGTTCCAGCAGCGTAATGCTCAATGGAGACACCAACATCGCTCACTCGCCACATTATCTCAAGATAGTCAGTGCTGTTCATGCTTGCAAAGAAATTCATGGCTGCAATGGTGTGACTTGGATCGCCTGATGATTTTCTGGGTGGTAAGTGAAAACGGCTGTTTGAGTTGTCAATGTTTGTGCCATTTTTTCTAAACCAGATTTCAGCATCTTGGCCGTCATTGGTCGTGTTTTTAATTTGAATAGAAAACTGACAGTTCCAGATTCCGGCATCGACCACAGTCAATCTTGATCCACTGGCCAATGTCACGCCATTGGAAAAGTCTGTCGTGTTAAATGTGACGGCATAGGCCGCTGTGGTGCTGGCCGCAGTCTGGTCGGTTGAGTCTTGAAAAGCCCCATGGGGGTTATTCATAAACCGACCACCTCTTGGTCCAAACAAAGACCCCAGCACACTGGCCAGCTTTTTGAAGTAAATGGTCAGCGAGCCATTGTTCTCATTGAAATGCCTGCGCTCATACACCTCGGTCGGATAACCAAGGGTCGGTGGTGCTGGATTCTCAAGTTGTTGTGTCTGACTGGCCATGGGGTAATTATGCTAGGAAAAGCGCTACTTCAGCTTTGCGTCTTTTGACTAAGCCTGCTACTTCTTTACCACCGGCTTTTGTCCACATCATAAAAGCCTCGGCAGCACCCTCCCAATCACCCCTGTTAACCTTCATACGAATGGTTGACCTTTGGTAGTTACCTAGCCCAGCGTTGTAGGCAAAAGAGACAACAGAGTCGAATTTGCTTTGATGACTAGCAAGAGCAGGGCTAAGTCGAAGAACACCACGTTCAAAATTATCGATGTCCATCTTGAAAAGGTTGACCAGTTCCTCTTTTGACCATACACGATTATCTTCCCCCTTAAGTTGATAGTCAGACCTGATAAGCCCTGTGTAACCCTCTTTACGCACGTTTGGCAGGTTTAATTGGTCTGAGTACATAGCGTGTCCCCAGCCCACTGTCCAAATTGCGGCACTGCACCGATAAGGCTTGTTCCTGTAGCCTTCAAAGAAGTGCATCAGATGCTCGCCCTTTTCGCTGATTTTCATTTCTTAGCCCATGAACGTGAGCCAAACCAAAACCCGATAATTCCTCCAAGCATTGCCATTTCATCGCTAGAGAAAATAACGTCAGTAACCCGAATCAAGTCATCCATGTTGTTGACCAGACTAGGTCTGCTGTAAACGTAATAGGCAATCCATGCGTTAATTGCACATAACTCAAAGATAAAGATGTAAGTCACAATAGGTCTTACAGTACCTACAAAGTTCACCACCCAAGTGCTTGCTCTTTCCATGATTTTCTCATCATGCTTTAAAGCAGCCTCAGTCATCTGGGCATCTGTTTGCATGGCAATCTGGTCTGTGCGAATCTCCTCCATGCGCTCTTGAGCCTTAAACCCTTGAGCCATCATCTGTAGTTGTAGTTCTACTTGAACCCTAGCCAAAGCTAACTCATGCCTTTGGTCATCTTTGTTCTGGAAAAAGTCTAGTAGTTTTGGTAAGCCAGAAATTAGCAAACCACCAAGTGTAGAAAATAGAGATAGCATTACAGTCCAATCTTTCCAAGTAGGAGATTAACAATTTTGTCCGACAAATCGTCAGGCAAAAACTTCAGAAAACC